AACTGACAGCAAGGTCAAACTTCCTTCGCATGTCGTGGCAATACTCGAAGCTTTCTACGTTAATAAGAAAAAAGAAGAGGAGACAGTGCAATGAAAAGAATATTGATAACGGGTGGTTGTGGATTCATAGGAAGTCATGTTGTAAATTATTTTTTGAAAAATTCTGATAATGAAATAATCGTTCTTGATAAATTAAGTTACGCGGCATCGGGATTCGACCGATTAAAAGAAATTGGTGCGATAAATAATCCTCGCGTATCCCTTTATGCTGCTGATTTTACAAAGCCTATATCGGAAGGAGTGCGAAAAGAAATAGGCCACGTTGATTATATCTTACATCTTGGAGCAGAAACGCACGTTGATAGATCGATAGTCGATCCTGTTCTTTTTATGGAAGTTAATTCGATGGGGACAGTGCATATTCTCGACTATGCGAAGTCTATTAAAAATTTAAAACTGATGATCTTTTTTTCCACCGACGAAGTAATGGGTTCTGCGCCCGAGGGAAAATATTATAAAGAATCAGATATGATACGCCCTGAAAATCCATACGCCGCAGCTAAAGCGGCTGGCGAATGTATATCGATGGCGTTTGCTTGCACTTACCGATTACCATTGATTATTACAAGAACAATGAATGTGTTTTCAAAAATGCAATTACATGAAAAGTTTATTCCTATGGTTATCCGCAGATCAATAACGGGAGAACAGATTATAATTCATGCGACACCTGACCTAAAGAGTGCTGGTTCTCGGTTTTATATCAGCGCGGAGAATGTGGCGAAGGCTCTTGATTTTATAATTCAAAACGGGGAAACTCAAACAAAAGAAAATCGCTTTACCGGAATTTATAATATCGTTGGGGAAAAAGAAATAGACAATCTCTCTCTGGCGAAAACAATTTATTCTATCGTAAAAAAACACAAAGAAGAAATTCCTGAATTTAATTATATAATGACTAACTACCACGAGGAGCGGCCCGGACATGATTTGCGCTACGCGCTTGACGGAACAAAGCTTTCTGAAATGGGATTTAGGTATCCGAAAAACCTTGAGCAATCTTTAGAAGATACTGTCAAATGGTATCTTGATAATCCTAAATGGTTAGGGATAAAGTAAACAATGGCAACGGCGAAGAAAAAGAAAAAAGAAACAAAGGAGAAAACGGCATTTGAAAGTCTTGCTCCAAAGCATCAGCTATTCGTAAAGCAGTACATAATCTGCAATGGCAAGGGTGGTCCTGCGTATCGTCAAATATATACGGTAAAGGATATTTTCACGGCGTCTGTTAATGCCAATCGTCTGCTAAAAAACGCTAAAATTAAACAGGCTATTGACGATGAGTATAAAAAGATTTTTAAAGATAAAGATTCGGAAATTGAACAGTCGAAAACATATAAGCTGATTCATTCAATTAGTGATGCCGACATAGACGAAGTAATTGATCTTGAGGATGGAACGCTCAAAGTCAAAAATATTTCCGAAATACCGCGAAGCGCGATACCCGCGATTCAATCTATTAAGCGGCATAAAAAAGAAACGGCATACGGGACCGATGACACTCTTGAAATAAAAATGCACGACAAAATAAAAGCTCTTGAACTTCGCGCCAAGCTCCAGGGAATGCTTCAAGACAAAATGGAGTTGACCGGAGAGATAGTAGTAAGCCCCGCGAAAAGACCGGATAAAAAGTCGGAATGAATATTGATTTTACAGATTTCTATGATTTTCTTAATGAAGCTTTTTGGGACTTTTTTGAGGACAAAAGTAGAATAAGAATATCATACGGTGGTGGTGGATCGGGTAAATCTTTTTGTGCGTTTCAAGAGGCTATTTACAAGCTGATTGCGGAGCCGGGGCATAATTATTTGATTGCCAGAAAAGTAGCGGCGACAAATAAAACAAGTACTTATGCGTTAATAGTTCAGCTTATTAACGACATGGGCCTTAACAAAGTTTTTAAAATAAATAAAACAGATATGTCAGTTACCGTTAAGGCGACGGGATACATGGCCGTATTCAAAGGTCTCGATGATATAGAAAAAATAAAATCGATAACATTCCCGAAAGGGATATTGACTGATGTGATAATCGAGGAAGCGAGCGAAATAACACAAAAAGATTTTGACCAATTAAATATTCGTCTTCGCGGTAAAGCAAAAGTTCCGCTGCAAATAACTTTGTTGCTCAATCCTATTTCTGATAAGCATTGGATTAAGCGAGAGTTTTTTGATTTAAGATCGTATCAGAAGAGAACGAAGGTTTGCATTTTAAAGACCACGTATCTTGATAATCGTTTTATTGACGATGATTATAAGGCGGTGCTTGAAAGTTACAAAGACATCGACTATGAATTTTATCGCGTGTATTGTCTGGGAGAGTGGGGGGCATTCGGGAATTTAATATTTAAGAATTGGTCGCTTGATAAATGTCCTTATTCGGAAGACGAATTTGATTCTGTTTATAACGGCCTTGACTTTGGATTTACTCACCCACAGGTTATTGTCAAGATAGGATTCAAAGATGGTACAATGTATACCTTTAATGAACTATGCTTGTTTGAGAAAACGAATGTAGAGTGTATCCAGGCAAATGAAGAGTTTGATATCTTACATAAAAGCGAAGCGGTAACGTGCGATAGCGCAGAGCCGTCAAAGATAAAGGAATGGAAACAATATGGGTACGGAGCGTTGCCAGCGGTCAAGGGAAAGGATTCAGTTACCCGTGGCATTGACTTTTTAAAGTCTCAGAAGTGGGTAATAGATGATACCAGATGCCCGAGGACTGCACAAGAGGTACAGCAGTACCACTGGAAAGAAGATAAAGACGGGACGCCGACAGATAAGCCAGTTGATTTGTTTGACGATTCTATCAAGGCGCACATGTATGCACTTGAGGTATTATCAAGGTCTAAGGGAAAACCATCGGTAATGACCGGGGTGATATCGAAAGGGAAAAAGGAAGTACTCGAAGTCAAAAAGGCCGAGCGCAAAAAGGTCCGCGAAGTCTTAAAAGCGCAGCGCCGGGAAAAGCGAGAGGCCAGGAGAGAAGAGAAAAATAAATAGTTGACAAGACCGCTTTTATGATATTGTAATCTTTTTTAGAAGATAAATTCCGTGGTGGGAGAACAAAGACAACGGTTTCGGTCGGGCAGGTAAAATACGTCACCTCCAAGCCTGCCTTCCCACAGAAATTTCATAAGGGCGGTATGCTATGGAATTAACGAGTGAGCAGACGAATTTGTGCCGTGAGTTTTTACGCAAGCTCGTATATCATTCATATCCCTATGAAATAGGATTTCAGTCAAAGCCGGTATTTACCTTCACAAAAGACGAAAAAGAAGAAATGGAAAGGATAATAGGAGAATAGCGATGCCCGGAAAGATTGACAAAATTATTTTGTTTATCACGTCGAATAAATGGATGCGTATTCTTTACATCCTTGCTACGATGGCACTCTGTTCATGGTTTGTCCTTTCCGATAAGTCGTGCAGCTATGAAAAAGGCAAGGGATTTAATTGCAATTCCAAAAGTACCATTGACCTTGAGTACAAAAAGGGGAATTGATTATGTGGTTATGGATACTCAGCAAACTTAAAACAATCGCACCGGGCCTGATTCTTGGCGTAATTGTTGTTGTTATAGTGATGTTTGCGCTCGCAACTTTCCCGGTTGGCTGTATGACTGCACCGAAAAAGGATCACTATACAACGGATGAATGCTTTGTGGCGGCGGATTGCCTGTATCGCAACAAAGACAACAAGGATAAATCTCTGTGCGCCGGGTATGCAGAAGATTGCAGAAAAGCCAATGCTGATAGACGCGCCAAAGAGAATTTGAAATATTGTCAGGACGGTCGCCCGAAAAGCTGGAGCGAGGGCGAGTGTCAGAAGTTTTTTGGTAAGTAGTTATGATTTGCACGTATTGTCAAAAGGGGCATGTTATCGTCACCACGCCTAACCCGCCGGAGCCTAACAGGTTGGCATGTGAGGCTTGCGGTGCTGAATATTTTCCGGCGTATTCTGTTGATAACGGTATTCCGTATCTGAAAAGCGATAACGTGTATTCTCTCATTACCGGGGATAACGGGAAGGTGGTTTCAATAAGTTCTTTTATGCAGGAAGCGGCTAATTCAGTATAAGGTGGTGTTATATGCCAGGATTTGAGACAATCGCCGGAAAGCGGATTTATTTAGATGAGATGTATTTCGTCGCTTATGCTGGAGGAAAGCGCGAGCTTCCCGCAAAAGAGCAAAAGGAGTACAATAAGATTTTACATCTTCCGCTGATTTTGCAGCGCAAAGAGCTTGCTAAAATTCCTTTCGAGAATAACCCGAACGTGGTCCCGTTGAAAGGGAAGCAGCTTTTAATGTTCATAAGGGAACTTGATTTTATCCCGTTCTTCGATACCTTCTTCGATCAATCGCATTTGATTAAACTTTCAGATGCAATCGTATTTGAGTCGATGAGACAAAAATCGTATGAGATAGCGATGCGCGGGGAATAAAAAATAATTCGACATAAGGAGAAATGAAAAATGGATTTCAAAGAAGCTTTCGACAAGGCGTATGATTTAGAAAAAGAGCGGGCGCAAAAAGAGGGAAAAGGCTTTGCCGTAAATTCGTCAACGGCGAAGACTCTCGCCTTTATGTGGAACATGATTGCCATAGCTGAAAATAAGCTTGACAATTTGTGCTACATAGGGCCAAATAACGAGATATGCGAAGTTCCTCTTAAAGAGGGGAAGGGCAAATCGTCTAAGCCTGCTACCGGCAAAAAGACAGCCGATAAATCGATAGAAGGCCAGGATGATTCAGCGAAAACAGAAAGTCCAGAAGATTGATACGTCGTTGGCGACAAGGCCGCCTATCAATTATGAAGCGGCCTATAAAGATGCCAAAGAGTCGGTAAAAAATCTTGACCGAAAAATCCTCAAGTCAATCAACAAGGGTATTCAATACGATTGGCTTAACAATACCTCTTTCAACAACGTAATTTATCCCAAAGACAAGATACCGGACAGGCTGCTCAGGCTGATTGAGCGCCGGAACGGTGTTGTCGGTTCCGTTATAACCCTCCGAATTCAACAGGCAATTGAGTATTCCCAAATATCTGATGACCCCGATTCTCCGGGCTGGAATTTCATGCTCAAAGACCCGAAGGGAACGATTGAGGGACAGCGCATTAAACAGCGTGAATTTCTTCAGAATTTTTTAATGAATACTCACCGTGACGATTATACAAGTTTGGAGCCAAAAACCGATACTTTCCGTGACCTGATTACAAAGTATGTCCGGGACCGTATTCTTATTGATAAAGTGGTATGGGAGATAGAGCGGGACCGCAAGGGCGTGGCAGCGGCCCTCTGGGTGCTGGACGGAGCGACAATTATCCCCGTGCTTCCGGGCGGCTTTTACGGCTCCACGTCGCTTATCGGTGTGGGCATGGGGCCGGGGATAAACAAGGTTTCGGAAGAGATACGGAAGGCGCGTCTTGAAAACGTGCCGCCGATGGAAGAAATTGCGTACATCCAGGAGCTTTTATACGGAAGTTCAGGTGGCGGGATAACAGCGGCTTTCCGAGAAGGTGATTTGCTGTATGATATTTCTAATCCGTTGAATGATGTGCGGTATTACAAGCAGGGTTTTTCGGTTGTCGAAAAAGCAAACATGGCGATAGTCGCGTTTATCAATTCTCTGTCATTCAATTCAAACGGGCTTTCCCGTGGTGCTATTCCTAAGATCGCCATTGCGATGGGCAAAGAGAGCGGATATACTCAGGATCAGTTGGAAGATGCCGAGGACGAATGGGCCGCGAATTTCATGTCAACCGATGGGCAGTGGAACATACCGCTGTTGAATGGTGACGCAAAGGTGCTTAACCTTTTGCCCAATAACCGGGACATGGAATATCAGAAGTACATGGAGTTCACCGGGGCGTTGACGTGCGCGATTATGGGCGTGGACAGCGCCGAAATAGGGCTGCGCTTGAACCAGGCGCAAAACGTACTATCGGAGAATCAGGACGCGAAACAGCTTTTCTCAAAGAATCGCGGTACGCGGGAAATGCTGAATGGTTTTTCGTATATCGTAAATCGCTTCCTGAAGTCAAGCGGGTTCCCGTTCGCTGATGAGTGGATTTTTAAATTCAATGGCTTGAGTATCGGAGACAAGTCTTTTGAAGCGGATTTACGCAAAAAGGACGTTGAATCGATAAAGACGATTGACGAGGTTCGCGCCGAGATAGACCTTCCCCCTCTTCCGAATGGCGAGGGCGCAATAATCCTTAATTCTGTGTACGCTCAAATCAAGCAGGCTTCCATGATGTCTCAGGATCAGGGCGATATGGGCGGCGGTGATGAAGAGGGCGGCTTTGGCGGGTTTTCCGATGAGGACGCCGATAGTATGGCGGATGAAGCGATGGCAGGACTTGAAAAGTCTGTAAGACTAATATAACGAGGGCAAGATAATGACGGTATCAAGAAAGAACGTGCGCGTATGCCAGGTGAAATATTTAACGGCGTATTATGATGTGCTGCTTGCCGTCGATACGCTTGACGAGGTTGACGGAATCCTTCAGGAATGGGCGCTTGACAAGTGGGGCGTTGCCCTCTCTCTCCCCGAAGCTTTAATATACAACAAAGACATTACCGAGGTTATCACGTCTCTGGACATTGACAACTTCGCGTATGAAGCAGGGGCGGTGTCCGCGTATATGGACATGCCGAGATACGCCGGTATCTCCGGGACGCTTCCCACGTATCCCACGACGCTTGTGGGGGGGCTGTACGTGATGCCCGCGTGTACGGCGTTCCTGTACTCGCTGCCCGCGTTCGCCGGGACTTTCGGAGAGTTCAATATTGCGGCTTCGAGTCTTACACTCACAGCGGGCCTGAATTTCATCGGGATACGCTATAATTCGGGATCGCCGGAGTGGGTTCTTTATTCCGCCGAAACTTCATTCAACTATTCGAGCATCATCCCCGCTATATGTGTCCTGTTGATCGGGACCACACCGTATGTCATTCCTTACGGTCAGATGGGGTACGGATTGCCCGAAAAGCTTTTCCAGAATCAAAAGAACCGCTTGGCGCACGACATTATCACGGAGTTCACGCTCGCAAGCAGCACGATGTATATTGAATTGAGTGCGCTCACGGTCAACAACGGGACCGCCGATACCGCGTGTCTTGCGGTCGATACTGAGGATGATGCGGGATCGCTGATTCAGTATTACAAAACAGCGGGCGGCG